TTCTTTAGGATTTCCGGTAATCTCTCTTGAAATTGGATTTTTAATTTCCAGCATACGTCCCATCAAAGGAGAGGTGGGCTCAATATTAATCCCATCTGGAGATGCTCCCAAATAGGGATAGGTATCGTGTACAATACAACCAAACGATTCTAAACGTGTATGATACGTAGACTCATAATAGATACACGACAACGGTTCATATTTTATACCCCAATGTAGAGACCCTTCGGTAGAATTGGAACTAAAGGACTTCATTTCGGCACATTTATCGCAAATCAATTCATTTTGCTTCGATACAGTTCCAAGAATTTTATAAGCAGCACTTGCCGTTATCAACCCATAGCGATATTCATACCATTCGGGGGTTCGTTGCTCTGGCTGCGGCTTTCCTCGTATACATTCAAGTCTAGATAAGGCATCTTCTTGGCCTGGTGCATAAGGAGATACACGGCGGGGTATAATATATTCATCATAGAACTCCAATGCACGATAGATGACATCATACGTAATGTCATATTTCTCAAATTGAACTGCCAATAATGCATAGACATCTTCTATAAGTGACTCTTCATAATCCTCATGATAAAACTCTAGAAGATGACTCTGAACCCATTCTTGAATGAGATGACTTGTCAGTTCCAAAAACTCCATACTATAGTAATTTATGAATCTACGTTTAAGTTGTATTTTTAATCGTTTTATTTTTGGGTGCAAGAGAATGCAGTGGTGATTCATTTTCTATCGTTCGTATCGTATATTTTTGGGTTTCTGTATGAAAAAGAAGATTGGGTATATCTAGAATCATACCCTTTTCTTTGTCATAGACAATATCTTTGGTCTTCTGAAGTAATTTACGACTCATTTTATCTTTTAACATGGATTTCAATCCTAGGATAACGGATACCGAAAGGTCTTGGGTTAGACCGATACGGTCAGAAAATTCATTTAACTTTTTAATTTTAGTAGATTTATCCAGTTTGTTCCAAGGAAGAGACGCAATACGGTCAGTATCGCGCTGAATAATTTCCTCCAAGGTTTCTGTATCATGTGTCATTTGATTCAAAAATATATGTTTGTATTTGAGTGATTTAAGTTCTTGTGCCATATACTATATATACAAGAACCATTTAAACCCTTTAACACTTAAAATGGGGCATCAAATAACGCAGGTGATTTGTCTAGACCATGGATGTTTCGTCTCGTGGTCGAATGATGTGTTCAACCCATTGCATGTTTTCCCAATTTGTTAGCGTAATCTCTTCTCCGTGCATGTAGTACAAAAGACTTGCCTCTCCATTCAACATCATACAACCTGTAGTTTTGTCATAAAATCCAATACTCTGCTGACATTTGGACGTGGTACAGAATACAGATAATGTACGTATATCACCCAGCTTGCATACTAATTCTTCGGGTAGCACAAGAGGTACACAATAGGTACTGCTATTTGTGAACTGTCGAATTAAGCGTGTACCTGGTATATTGGACATGTTTAACCTGTTTTTATATGAACATGGGTTATTCTTTTTATTCAATTTTTAAAATATTAGGTAATAATTTTTGTATAATAAAACCACAGGCCAATTCCAATCAGGCTTTTTGAGAAGACATCCAATCCGTTTAGCCAGATATTTTTGGTCTCTTCGTCAAAGAAATAAACAACGCCATACATGGTCCACGTCACCAAATAGAGTGTGTAAATTATATAATTGGGTAGACTGAATTTGGGTTTAATGTAATAGTAAAAGATGATGGCGTACATCATGAAAAATGCGGTAAAACTGATGATAGCTGAAAACACCTTGTCTTTGCTTTCGCCAATGTACCCGTAATATAACATGATGTAATTGAGAATAATTACAGGAATAATGCTAGTTATACGTACGGACGCCTTGATATTATAGGCTAGTGCAGCAGATAACACAATCAACATCATTGGTGTGGTAATCGACCAGTCCAAGTACCTAAGTTCTGTCAGTTCTTTCCAGACAATAGGCTTATTCGATTTTTCATAACCCTTAAGTTTTTCAATAAATAGATAATAAAAATATCCCGCTACAACAGAGATACTGGTCTCTAAGTTAAATATATGACGAATCATTGGACTATTTGTACGGAGTGCTTCAATAAAACAAATGGTTGCGGTTGTTAATAAAACGATATACGATATCATAAAGGATGTTTTGACGGATAGATTCATATATCTTAAAGATAGATTTAAAAATAGGTAAGCTATAACCATGGTAAGTTATCCTCTTTGTGAACAGGTGCATATATTTTGGCATAACCTTGAATGATACGAATGAGTTCTAAAGGTATATCTAAGTGAACAGTCAACATTACAATCAAACGATTGTAATTTTGAACACGAATGATGCTTTTAATGTTATCGTAACATTTTTGTAGATATACAGTATAATATCTGTCTTCATACCGAACTCTAGTGGTTTCATACAATTGCAGAACTTTTCTGTCTAAATCGGGAATAGTTCTCACAGGAAAACGTCTCTCAGGAAAACGTCTCTTAGGAATACGCTCCATATTATTTCAACCCATAGATTGAGTTTAATTTATTTCAATTTATTTATAACTTTGAAAGGCTGATATATGAATTACATCCTTCACTTTAGTGGTTTCATATAATTTAAACTCAGGACGTGTTAATTGTGCTTCTGGCGTATGTTTTGTCACGGTTCGTGAAATCATGGTATACAATTTAAAATTAGGATAGCGTTCTCTTCCTGCAGAGTCGTATAAAACAGAGTCTCCTTCATCATCTTTGCACCATTCTATAATTAGGGGTTTAAGTGGATTTTCATCCTCCATCAAATCGTACATAGAACATGCCAAACGACATAAATCGAAACTATAATGGGGTTCTACAATGGGAAGGGATTCGTCTAAGAAAGGCACCATGTTGTATTGAGTGGCTGCATCTCCATTGACATTGAAACTGTCCGAAACAAACCGCTGTCCATTGACGCGATATATGGCGCGTCCAAAATCAATTAATTTGTAGATTCTACCAAAGGTTGGGACTTTGTATTTGATGTCTTTATATTGATAATATAAAAATGCCTTTGTTGTAGAAATGTACATCACGTTGTTGGTGTGTAAATCATTGTGTGTAAAATCAAATATGTGCTCATAGACTAATAGTATCATGATGATTTGCATGAGTGCCGATTGTAATTCTACTGCAGGCATATCTTCCATCAATTCGTCTAAGGTAGACTCGCACGCTTCTAAGGCAATCAGTTGAATAGGAAACCGTTGAATCGACACTTCTAACTCCTCGTAGTCACTATCGGAATCTTTGGAACTAGATAGGGTATCTGTAGGTAGTTCATCCTCTAAACATACAATATTATCTAAAACAATATCATTCTCCATGAGAAGAGGTTGTTTGTATTTTCTGGAGTCACTTAAGTTGGGCATATCCTCACAAGTAAAGAGTACATTCCTATTTTTATGAAAAAAACTATTTTCATGTAAATATTCAAGGTCATCCTCTACATTGTAAACAAAGTTTTCTTTGATTCCTAAATAACTACCATAAAAATCTAATCCATGTATAAATCCTTGATGCAACAATCGGCTAGTTAAATAAGAGAAAAAACTATCTACATAGGATGAATTATTAGATTCAGATAGTTTAGCGAGAGAGTGCCCGTCTGAAGTAGGTAAAGTATAGTCATATTTTTCATATTCTCCTGATAAATATTTCAAAGGGTCAAGTAGGGGGGATAATTTAAAAAATACATCTACTTTCTTTTTATTCTTCCCTTGTAGAGTCCCTTCATAGATTGGATGCTCTCCTAAAGAAATAGAAGATAAGGTATACGCAGAATTAAGTTGACTATTCTTCCAAGAATCGGATGAAAAAAATCTTGTATAGAGTGGATTGTAACATTGCAATTGTTGTATTTGAACACATTCTTCAAGTTCTTTAAAGAGTGTTTCATTCAATGTAGACTGGATAGAAATATCAAGCATACTCATAAAGAACCCATAGAAATTCAAATCTTGAAACTAAACCCATTGAAGTATTTTATATGAGGTATTGTATGGAAGGACATTATTATTTATATGAAATCAAAACACACCAAATTCAACCACTTTATCAAAAAACATTAAACCATTATAAGGGCACTATTGCATTTGAAGGTTCTACTTGGGCGTCTACTGCAATTGGAATTGCTGCTATGATTTTAGGAGCTACACCTGTTGGACTACCTTTACTAATTGCAAGTGGAATTGCTTCTATACCCGCTCTTCTTATTTTTGGATATGAATATGCTCAACTCAATCATCTTAAAGATGCCCCTGAACATCAGTTGCTTATTATATTAGAAAAGAAAAAAACAGGGATGACTGCTAAATATTTTTGCGACTTGGATAGCTCAGACGTCGTATTACACCGTGTACATAAAGGCATCCATATTGAACCTGTTGAAGTAGACGACAAAAAATATCTTCGGTTTTCTCAAAAAACATATACTGCAGGTCCCGCTATTGCAGATGTACTCCTTCAACGTGAACCAGTTGATTTAGGAGACACCTTTGAAGATAAGTTGCAACCAGGATTCAAAGGATTATTTCGTATTAAAACTAAAAAGTTCAGTGTTGCTGATAAAATTAACAGTGTGAATAAGGACGGAGATATTCAAATTAAAGTTAGTGCGTATACTAAAAAAGGTGGGAAAAGAAATAAAACTAGACGGCGTAGATAATACAGACAAATACCTTATTTTTAATCTTGTTTACTGTATGACATTAGAATTGAAAAAATTTGATATGCGACACATCACGTTTAAACCTCATGAAAATAAGGGTCCTGTGATTGTATTAATTGGTAGGCGTGATACTGGTAAAAGTTTTTTAGTTAGAGATTTATTGTTTTATCAGCAAGACATTCCTATTGGAACAGTTATATCTGGAACAGAAGATGGTAATGGATTTTATAAAACGCATGTACCTAAATTATTTATTCACAGTGAATACAATAGTGCTATCATTGAGAATATTTTAAAAAGACAAAAAACATGTTTAAAACAGATGTTAAAAGAAGTAGAAACATATAAAAAGTCCAGCATTGACCCACGTACCTTTGTCATTTTAGATGATTGCTTGTATGATGCAGGATGGACCAAAGATAAGTTGATGCGATTGCTATTCATGAATGGGCGTCATTGGAAAATCATGTTGGTGATTACCATGCAATATCCATTAGGTATTCCTCCTAATTTAAGAACAAACATTGATTATGTATTTATTCTTCGTGAACCTTACATTGCAAATCGTAAACGTATTTATGAAAATTATGCGGGTATGTTCCCTACCTTTGAATCGTTTTGTCAAGTCATGGACCAATGTACAGAAAACTATGAGTGTTTAGTCATCAATAATAATTCTAAAAGCAACAAACTTACTGACCAAATCTTCTGGTATAAAGCAGAAGCCCATAGTAATTTTAAATTAGGGTCTAAAGAGTTTTGGGAACTATCCAAAGACATTCAGTCAGACGATGAAGATGATGTCTACGACCCTGACAATACAAGGAAGAAGAGTATTCAGAAAATTAATGTAAAAAAAGGAGGTAGATGGTAAATAATATTGTTCTATACTATGAAGACGTCTCAACCTATTTACTGTTCCTCCTCTTATAGCCAACGACTACGGCAAAAAACAATTGCCGCCATTGAGAAAAAAAAGGAAACAGCCCTTGGAATCAATGCAGTT